CTTCACTGATGGATCTTAAAAGAGATCTCACAGAGGCTCGATCCTCACATGATACTCATGTGAGTAGGATAGATACTTGGCTTGATAATCTTCATATAAGAGGCGCAGCCAAACATAAGAAACAGAAAGGTCGATCCTCTCACGTACCTAAATTGATACGTAAACAGGCTGAATGGCGTTATTCCTCTCTATCTGAACCGTTCCTAAGTTCCCCTGACTTATTCGATGCTGCACCTGTTAGCTGGGAAGATCGTAAGTCTGCTGAACAGAATGGTTTAGTACTTAATAATCAATTCAATACCAAAATCAATCGTACAAAGTTTATTGATGATTATGTCCGTACAGCCGTCGATGAAGGTACGGTGATCGTCCGTACAGGTTGGGATTATCAAGAAGAAACCATCCTAGAAGAAGCCCCTATTTACGAGTTTATACCTTCTCCTGACATGGCTCAGATAATGGACGAACTCACTCAATTACAGGGTACGAACCCTACAGCCTACTCTGCCGAAACACCTCCTGAGTTATTGGAAGCTCACGCTTTCAGTATGCAAACTGGCGTCCCGCATAAGCCTATTGTTGCAGGTACAGAGAAAGTAGAGACCGTCAAAGTTTTACGTAACCAACCTGAATTAACCGTATGTGATTACCGCAATACTATTATCGATCCTACCTGTGGTGGGGACATGGATAAAGCTAACTGGGTCATCCACAGTTTTGAGTCATCAACCGCTGAATTGGAAAAAACCGGACTTTATTCGAATCTGGATCGAATCAATAAAGAAACTAATTCCATTTTAGGGGAGCCTGACCAACATGCCGCAGAAGACCTTGCACAATCATTCAACTTTTCGGACGAACCTCGGAAGAAGTTTATCGTCTACGAATATTGGGGATATTGGGATTATGATGATTCTGGTATTCCTCGCCCTTTTGTAGCCTCTTGGGTTGGTAATACGCTTATCCGTATGGAGGAAAATCCATACCCAGATCAGAAACTCCCATTTGTTGTAGTCCCTTATTTGCCAGTCCGTCGTTCTGTTTATGGCGAACCTGACGGAGAACTCCTAGAAGAAAACCAAAAGATTATCGGTGCACTTACTCGCGGCATGATTGACATCATGGGACGTTCTGCCAATGCGCAGACGGGAATGCGTAAAGACATGCTTGATGCAGTAAACCGAAGACGTTACGAGCGTGGTCAAGATTATGAGTTCAACGTAGGTGTTGATCCACGTCAGGGTACACACATGCACGTGTTCCCTGAGATTCCTCAATCTGCGCCTCTTATGTTGCAAGCACAAAACCAGGATGCTGAGTCATTAACCGGGGTGAAAGCATTCACATCCGGGATTACGGGACAGGCGTTAGGAGAAACTGCGACAGGTATTCGTGGCGCACTGGATGCTGCTAGTAAGCGTGAGTTGGGAATCCTAAGACGTTTAGCCGATGGCATGGTTCAGATTGGTCGTAAGATCATCGCCATGAACGCTGCTTTCCTCGAAGAAGAGGAAATAGTGCGTATCTCAAACCAACAGTTTGTGCCAATTCGTCGAGATGACCTTGCAGGGAATATCGATCTACGTCTCACAGTTTCTACAGCAGAAGAAGATAACCAGAAGGTACAGACCTTGGCTTTCTTACTTCAGACAATCGGCCCAAACATGGACTTCTCCATGAATCAGATCCTACTCACTGAAGTAGTCAAGATGCACAAGATGCCGGACTTAGCCAAGAAGATTGAGGAGTTCCAACCACAACCCGATCCTTATGAAGAACAACTCAAGATGCTTGAACTTGATGAGAAGCGAGCAGAGATCAACGAACGCAATGCCCGTGCAATGGAGCGACAAGCACAAGCTCAATTGGATATGGCTAAAGCTGAGAACATCTCTAGTGATACTGATCTTAAGAACTTGGACTTCGTGGAACAAGAGTCTGGTGTTAAGCAGGAACGAGACCTCCAGAAGCAAGGAGAACAGGCGAGAGCCAACATGAGATTAGAGCAAATGAAAGCTCAATTGAGCTCTAAGAAGAGCAGTTAGTGAAATTGGGGGTACGAAATGTCTGAAAAGCATTTGTACCTCCGTTTTAATCAGCTCGTTCACTTAACTAACTCATTGAATAAGGTAATTAACTATGACTGATCAAGTAGCTCAAATTGAAGTAACCATGCAACAAGCTAAGGACTGTGTAATCGCAGCAGATGCACTACAGCGTCTACACAAGAACCGAGACTTTAAGAAGATTATCTTAGAGGGTTATTTCAAAGATGAGCCAGCTCGTCTTGTCGGACTAAAGGGTGATGCCAATATGCAAGACGAAGCTCGTCAAGCAGCCATCGTAAAAGAGATCGATGGTATCGGTACGCTACAACAACACTTCCGCACAATCTATCAACGCGCAGCTTGGGCAGAACAAGCCCTAGAACAAGGTGAAGCTGAACTACGTGAGATTGAAGCAGAGGCAGAGGAAGCGAACTAATGACTACAGAGTTATCACAGGACAATACTGCTGAGAACGAAGTTTCCCCATTAGGCATGTCCGATGAGGAAGTCTTAAACATGGACTTCTCACAATTAGAAGTTACTGAAGAAGCGGAGGGAGGCGAAGCCTCCCCCGCAGAAGAGGATGAAGATGAATCAACGACTGAGGAAGAACCTACAGAGGAAGAGGCAGAAGACGACTCTGAAGAAGAGGAGGAAGATGCTCCTGACACTGAAGAAGGTTCAGATGAAGATGTTGATCCAGAGATTGACTACAAAGAAGCTTACGAAAAGCTATTAGGCCCGATTAAGGCTAATGGTACAGAGCTTAAAGTAGACAACGTAGATGATGCACTCCGTCTTATGCAGATGGGTGCTAACTACAACAAGAAAATGGCGGCTCTTAAGCCGAACCTAAAAATAATGAAGATGCTTGAGAAACAGAATCTTCTTGATGAAGACAAATTAAATTACTTGATCGACTTGGATAAGAAAAATCCTGATGCAATCAAGAAAATGATTAAAGAATCTGAGATCGAACTTCATGAGTTCGATCTCGATAGTGAAAGCGAGTATCAACCCTCTACTTACACTGTCGATGACAAAGAGCTTGCTGTTGATGAGGCACTTGAGGCCATCAAGGACACGCCAACATACAGCCGCACGATTGATGTCATTGGTACTAAGTGGGACGGTTCTAGTAAACAAACGATAGCTAACAATCCGAATTTGCTTGAAGTCATCAATGCGCACATGGCCAGTGGTGTATATGACCTTGTAAGTAAAGAAGTGGAGAAAGAACGCACGTTTGGCCGCTTGCAAGGATTGAGTGATCTTGAGGCATATCAGGCAACTGGTGATGCGATGGATAAGAAGGGAGCCTTTAACCACTTGGTTAACCAAAGTAAAGGGTCGCCTAAGAAAACCATCACAAAGAACAAGCCTAAAGACTCAGCTCAATCATCTAGTAAGAAACGAGCTGCAAGCTCGGCTAACAAATCAAAGGGTGCGTCTAATTCAGGCCCAGTTGATGTTCTGGGTATGTCAGATGCCGAATTTGAGAAAGAGATACTTTCCCAATACTTATAGGTGATTTATGACTGCAATGTATAACGCCCCAATCGGGGACGCGCAAGGCAATAACGTAGTCGCTTCGGATATGGGTTCTCAGATCCGTACTGATGCGTATATTAAAAAGGCTCTTATCGAGATGCGACAAGACCAGTACTTCATGCCTTTGGCTGATGTTACTGCGATGCCTAAGCACTTCGGTAAGAAAGCAAAACTTTACCACTACCTACCGCTACTTCACGATGAGAACGTGAACAGCCAAGGTCTAGATGCAGCAGGTGCAACCATCGCAGATGGTAACTTGTACGGCTCGTCTAAAGACGTAGGTACTATACCAGGTAAGCTACCTCTTCTTCGTGAAGAAGGTGGTCAGGTCAACCGTGTTGGTTTCACTCGTAAAGAGATCGAAGGCACACTTGAGCGTTTTGGTTTCTACGAAGCGTACACAGAAGAATCTGTACTGTTTGATACAGACGCAGAACTTCGTATGCACGTTAACCGTGAAATGTTGAACGGTGCTTCTGAGATCACAGAAGATGCTCTTCAGATCGACCTACTTAACGCTGCTCAAACTGTCCGTCTTGCGGGTGGTGTAAATACGGTAGGAGAGTTGAATTCTGCAACTCTATTGACGTATGACGAGATCGTTCGTTTGTCTATTGACCTAGACAATGTACGTACTCCGAAGCAAACCAAGATCATCACTGGTACACGTTACATTGATACGAAAACTATCAATGCAGCTCGTGTTGCTTACTGTAGCTCTGACTTGACTCCTACTCTTAAGGATCTTCAAGACAATCACGGTAATCAAGCGTTCATCTCTGTAGAGAAGTACGCAGCAGCAGGTAACACTGTAAATGGTGAGATCGGTGCCATTGACCAACTTCGCATTGTCACTCCTTTGGAGATGATGAAGTGGGAAGGTGCAGGTGATACTGGAGCAATTGCTGACGGTACTTGTCATCGTACTGGCGACAACTACGATGTTTACCCATTGATGGTTGTAGGCGATGGTTCTTTCTCTACTATCGGTTTCCAAACTGATGGTAAGACTGTGAAGTTCAAGATCAAGCACTCTAAGCCAGGTTCTCCTGAGTCTTACGCTAACGATCCTTACGGTCAGAAAGGCTTTATGTCGATCATGTGGTACTACGGCTTCTTGGCACTACGTCCAGAGCGTATTGGTATCATCAAGTGTGCAGCTAAGCTTTAGCACTAACTTGAAATAAGAGAGAGGGCGTAAGCCCTCTCTACTTTTAATTAAGGAAACTAGAAATGTCTGAAGTTGAAACCAACGAAGTAGAAATAAGTGAGATCGAAGGTCTTAAGTCACGTCTTGACTTGTTAGGTGTTAAATATCACCACAACGCAGGTATTGAGAAGCTGAGTAAGCTTTATCAAGAAGCAACTGCGAAAGAAGAAGAAGTTGAGGCTACAGAGCCTGAAGCTCCGAAAGTTAAGCCAGAGGAAGATCCTCTTGCGTTAGTCCGTGTTTATATCTCTTGCCATAACCCTGCCAAGTCTACTTGGGAAGGGGATCTTTGGTCTGTAGGGAATAAGAACATTGGTACGATCCGTAAGTTTGTCCCTTTTGACCGTGAATGGCACGTACCTCGCATCATTCTCGACATGATGAAAGAGAAGAAATTCCAACAGTTCTATACGGTGAAAGACAAACGCGGTAATCCAATCCGTAAAGGACGTTTAGCAAAAGAGTACAACATTGAGTACTTAGACCCTCTTTCAGAGAAAGAACTGAAAGAGTTGGCTCAACGACAGGCAATGGCATCCGGTGATGCTGACGCTCTATAAGGAATAGAAGATGGCAGAGATTACTATAAATGGTTTGACCGACGGTACGGTTGATGGTTCTGGAGTCTTCGACTCTTTAATGACTTCGGTCAAAGCACATTTGGAGCAGGAATATACACAGAACCGTATTACAGGCTCTGACTACTCCAATGTATATCTGTCAGCGATGACTGCTGTTATGCAGCAGTCAGTCGCCTTCTTACTAAGCAAAGAGAAAGCAGGACATGAAGCGGATC